AGGGGCTGGCCGACGCCAGAGCCGGTCATAAAGGCGGTGTCCTCATACCAGGCGATAGCCTCGGGTAGAAGCTGCTCAATCAGGGCGGCGAAGGAAACGATGCTGTCCTGTAGCAGTTCGTTCGGAACCTCGCAGTGGGTGACGAGCTTCGACGCCTGAAGGACAACGCGCCCGAACCTGGCTTCTGTCTCACTGAGTGCCCCGCCCTCTTCTGTCCAGGTGGCCGTGATGCCACCGAAGATTGAGGAGGCGTGAGAGGTGGTGTCGATGGCAGGGAAGGGAACGCGGGAGCTGTCCATCGGGATGACTCGCGCCCTTGGCCTCACGATGGCCGTCTCCAGCGCTACCCGTAGAATCTCGGAACGTAGGGCTTCAGGAACGAGGAAGCCGCCGCTTGCCGGGTCAAGGCTAGAGAAGTCGTTGCGAATCCGCCGCCAGCGGTCAGCGCCGGCCTGGTTCTGATGCCAGATGGAAGAGAAGAAGTCGGCGGTGCTGGTGAATTCCTTGTCCAGTGGAGCGCCGAGGGCGTGACGGTTGTAGGCCGCGCCGTGCATCGCAACATCCTTGCCCACGGTGTCGCTAAGGTCGGGACGCTTGACGCCGTATTCGGCCATCGCCGACTCTAGGTTCTTCTTGACCTCTTCACCGATAGCGCCCTTCAACTCCTCGGCGCCGGTCATAAACGCTGCGAGTTGCTCCTTGACCTGCTCGGCCAGGTTGCCCCGGTCGTCAATAGCCTTGGCATAGGCGCGAATTACGTCCTTAAGCTGGTTTTCCTTGGCGAGAGCCGCGATGGTATTGACATCGCCTAGCATCTCTGCCAACTCTTCGGGAGTCGTCGGAATTGGTATTCTTGCCATGTGTCCTATCCTTTCAATGCTTCGGAAACACCCTGGCGGATGTCGCCGAGGTAATCGTGCGGGGGTAGTTCGTGCTTCTTGTAGACAGAGCCAACGCCCTCGCACAGCGCCTCTAGGATGGGGTTGTCCGCAGGGGCGGGCTGAGGTTCGGGCATGGGTTCGGGCTTCGGCACTTCAGCCTGGTTCAGCCAGTCAGGGACGTGCTTAAACTTTGACAGGTTGAAGATACCCGCCGGGGTCTTGGCCTGAGCGGTCTCCACGAGGCCGTCGGCGAGCTTGGCGTCTACCGCCTCCTGCGCCCGATACCACGTTTCGTCGCGCATCTTGCCGCGCCAGAAGTCCTCATCGCCGCCGGCCCTACCCGCGTAAAGGCTGGCGATGGTGCCACCCATCTTGTTAAGGGCTTCGGCCATCTTCGCCATATCGTCAGCGTTGCCGACGGTTAGGCCGTGGGGTTCGTGAATCATCATCGTGGAGCCCGTCGCCATCAGTACCGCGTCGCCCGCCTGGGTGATGAACGATGCGCTCGAAGCAGCGAGGCCATCGACGACGACGTTGACGGCGGCCTTGTGGTTCTTCAGGGCGTTGTAGATTGCAACACCGTTGAACACATCGCCGCCGGGGGAGTTCACGCGGAGATTGATGTTGCGGGCCTTGATGCCCTGCAAGTCCTTGATGAAATCCTTAGCGGTGACGCCGAATGAGCCGATCTCGTCGTAGAGCAGGACTTCGGCCACGTCCGCCGCATCGCGGATTTCGTACCAGCTTCGAGTCATAGGCTTGCCCCCTTCTTTGGGCAAAAGAAAAGCGCCCCGCTTGGGACGCGCTTGGCGTCGCAAATGGGGCGCGTTAGTGGCGCCGCTGCTTCCTGGGCACGCTAGGTGCCGCTGAAGCTATTCAGTTGTCAGACTAAACGCTACACCCATCTATCGAAGTTGTCAATACCCCTGTCGCCCATCCGCCCTTTAGACTGATACCACGAAGGTCTCTTTACATTTCCGGCAGTGCAATTCGACTCCACGATTAGCATTACGGGCTTCCAGCCAATCACATTTCGGACAGCGCGCCTCGTCCACCACAGCCACTGGCTCAGGCGCCGGCTCCGGTAGCGCAGGCGGTGGCGCTATCGCAGGCGGTGGCTCAGGCGGCTCCTCTAGGTCTGCACGCTGAGTAGGCACAATATTGGCCGGGATGAGGAACGTCCCTTCCTTCGGGTTCGGGTCAAGGCCAATGGCGTCCCGGCCCTCTTCCCACGATTCAAGGCCCACCTGAACGTTCTTCCGGTGACGCTCTTGAATCTTGTCCACGTCCTCTTGTAGTGCCCGAATGTCGCTCAGGTCAAATAGCACCTCGTCAACGCCGACGAACTCTGGCACCAGCGACAGGTTGAGCACATCGTCCAGGTCAGACAGCAGCGGTGTCATCGTCAAGTCCCAGAATACTTGCCAATCCTGACGCTTATTGGCGTAGGACGAGGACTCATAGCCAATGAGTAGGCCAAGGATTGAGCCGGGGATACCGAACACCATCGCAATACGGGCTTCAGTGACGTTATCAATTTCCTTTGGCAGCGCATCACGGAGCCCACGGTTCAAGCCCATCTGCTGATAGGTACTCTCGGCCTGGTCCATGATAAGCATCTCGTGAAATTTGCCTGGGCCGAATTGCCGACGGAAGCGCTCGCGGATTTCGTCTTTAGACTCCGGCGAGAGCTTCTGTTTCACAGTGAGAATTGAGCCTGGCCCAGCGCCCCCGTTCTCAAAGAAATTGCGAAGGAAGCCCTGCAAATAGTCGTCGATGTCCACACGGCCAGCCGCCACCATCAACGGCGGCATCCCATAATAATCGTTCAAGGGGTTGCGTGTCTTGAAGTGGAGGATGTCTTGGGGCTGATAAATGACACGTTCACTCCCCGTATTGTATTCGTATCCGGCGATGAACTTGGCGGAGTCAGGAATGACCCGCACCCTATCGGGTCGGAGTCGCCAGAGTTCGGCCACTGCGCCCTCCAGGGGACCATCTTGGTAACGGGCCTTCAGGAGATATGAATTGCCAGCAAGAGCGCGATCCATCACCACAGTCCCCCACTGCTGGCCGCGCGACATGAAGGGGTTAGGCTTGTTCAACAGCCGAATCAGAGGGTGGCCGGGTAAGTCACGATAGAAGCCCGCCTGAATCATACGCGCGTAAATATCGTGTAGGCCAATACCCCTACCCTGAAGTCGCTGCTCCTCTGCTCGGATCATCGGGCTCTCGCGTTGCCAGCGACGCCCAATGATGTGCGGTTCGCCCGCTGATGTGGCAAGCATCTCAATACACGCAAAGACGATCTCGTTGCGCATGTAGGCGCGGGAGTATTGCAGATAGCCGCCCTGTGGCGTGCCACCCCATTGCTGCCAGGACGGGCTTGACGGCACAGCAACCGCCGTCTGTGGCCGGAATGCGTTACGAACGGTGTCAGCTATCAGGCCCATGTTCGGCCTCCTTCTCGGTTAGTCTCTGACATTGGGAACAGAACGCCCCTTTGTAGGAATCGAAATGGAATTTCTTGAAGCACGACGCACACCGCGCCCAGCCTGCCATCACAACCCCCTCACTCCGGCCTCCTGTTCGGCCTTTTCTTCCTCTATCATCTTAGCCATCAAACATTGAAGGCAGACACCTCCCCACCATAGGAAGAGGGACTGTGTTTCACGCTGGCATCTTATACAGGTATAAGAAATGAAGTTGGGATCAAACATCTCTCCGAGGTAATGGGGAAGCCCCCGCATCCTCATCACTGTCATATCCCTCTCACTCCCTCAAACACTGCCACCGCTAACCCGGCGGCTCCGGCCAAAAGAACCAATAGTAGCCCCACGATAAGAATAGCGATGATAGCAGTTGCGATGACCTTCACGTCGTCGGCGTCGAGAAATTTAGACAAACATCACCGTCGCCTCTTCTTCCACTTTCGCCCCCGCCGCTATCGCATCAATCCGCGCTTCATTAGAAAGAACAGCGGCCATGCCAGCATCTATCTTGAACGGCGAATCGGGGCGTTCCTTCTGGATTACCCAGAGATGCGCGCCCTCGGCGTCACGCAGGTTCAGGGTCCGCCGACAGGCATTACCAATGTGCCGGCTCAAATCTTCATTACCATCATGTGAAAGTTCGCCCGCCTGGATCGCCGTGGCGAAGGATCGGAGCGAATAAGCCATTTGCGTGAGTCGATTCGTGTACCAAGCGATGACACGTTTCTCTCCCCACTCACCAGCCCATCTCGCCAATGTCGCTTCCCACCAGCGGGGGTCAGCGTAGAGGCGCCAGACATTCCAGCGCCCGAATGCCTCATGCATCACAGCGTCAACTTCCGCTTCGGGCACCTCCCAGTTATCGTCAACCATAGGCGGCTTCTCCCAGAGGCCAATGAGTGATTGATGACCTGTATCCACTTCAGTCATCACAATGGCCGTAGCATCATCAAACCGAGAACCGTCAAACCCCAGTGCCACGAGCGCACCGTCGGGGATAATATGAGACTTAGCAAGGGAACGCCATACCTCCACATCGAAAGCCTTCTCCGATGCCTGGACGAGCCGATTAAGCCATAGGCGTTCGAGTTCGGCTTTGTCCGTCGTCGGGTCCCGCCATTGTTCAACGATGCCTTCGATGTCAGACCACACGGCGACCGGCCCGGACGCCTCTACCACTGCGGCGCGGATGCCGTCTACCGTCGAAAGGTCATGGTTGGCCGATGCTTCCCTGTGGAAGAAGAAGAGCTTTGAGTCCTGAAGATGTCCGTCAGCTACAGCTCGGGCGTAGTCCATTGTCGCTTCTGCCACAGAGCCCTCGCCCGGTGTCGGTGCGGTCGTCACCTCCAGCGCCCACGGGTCAGCCAATAGTCGCTTGGGAAGGTTGGCGAGCATGATGCGGTGAGCCTTCTTCAGACGATCTAGAGTGAACCTGTGAGTCTCATCAAACACCTCAAAGGTCGTGCGGGCACCGTCGCGAGCCGCCGGGGCTGTCGCGAGTGCTACTGCCTTACCATCACCTTTCTTGCGAAGGATGCGTTCTAGGCCCAGATCGAAGTCGTTTGCCAACGGCCCCTCGCCCAACACCACCAGTAGGGTGCCATAGCAAAGTTCCTCGCTCTGTTCCTCGGTATAGGCTACGAGCGGGATATACGGGTCTCTGACTGGCCCGCCGATGGGCTCGCCGCGCTTATCCCAGCCAGTACACCGCACGGGCGCTTCAGGGTGGAGTTCGCACGCGGCGATCCAAGCGGCGAGTTCTGTCTTGGCGCTGCCCTTGCGGAGTGACCAACCCACCCGTCGAAACCGGCGGCGGCCCGCCTGTGGGTTCCCTTGGGGGAACACCTCGTAGGCCCGATAGATAAGCGCCCGCTTCTCATCGTCCAGGCGCGCCGGTTCCCCGCGTAAGTCACCGGGGCCGTGGACAAGGTTCTGAGTTATGAACTCGCAGACTTGCGCGCCAAGAGTGGGCCAAGGTTCCTCTTCCAAAGAGGGGACACAAAGGATGGTCATTTAACCATCCTCAACAGATTTCGCGGGTCGCCGGTCTCGCTTGGTGATGGTTGCCGCTTCTTCGTCACAGCTTCAACCTTCTCGATCTCCCACTGAAGGCGACGCCTCGCGATAGGTGTCAGCCCGTATTCGGCCTGCTGTTGGCGTATCTCTGAAGCCAGATTTGTTGTCGGGTCCACCCAGAAGCGATCAACCAGGACGGCCAGCCGGAAGAGTCCGTGTATGTCTGTCTTCAAGAACTCGCTGGCCATCGGTGAATGCCACACATCCTTCCACCAGGCTAAGGTCATATCCTGCCATTGTCTCTCGTGAGGCAGGCTAGGTGCTCGCTTGCGGGTGGACGACGACAAGACCGCCGCTGTCGAGGTGCGATTCTTCCGTTGCCGCAGGTGCGCGGGCTTAGGTGCTGGGCCTGGCATCAAAATCCCTCAACTTGTAGATAGAAAAAACCAGA